CTTTTAGGCTTGGCCTTTGCGCTTGTTGGTTTTTCAGGTTTAGTCCTAGAATCTTTAAGACTCTGTATGAACTTCTGCTTTGGTGTCTTAGGAGCGTCAGGCTTTAAAGTACCAGCCTTATTACCTTTCTTTAAAGACTTAACAAGCTTAGATACTGGCTTACGGGTTTTCTTAACAACCTTCTTCTTAGCTACAACCTTCTTCTTAGCTACAACCTTCTTCTTAGCTACAACCTTCTTCTTAGCTTCGGGTTTTTTAGCTTCGGGTTTCTTAACAACCTTTTTCTTAGCTACAGCCTTCTTCTTAGCTGCTGGCTTTTTAGCTTCTTCCTTTGCTGCGCTTTGACCTTTGCTATTAAACTTAGGAACTTTTCTAGCTTTCTTAGCGTCTGCTAATTCCTTCACTAAGTCTTTAGCACCGCCCTTAGCTTTCTTTTTCTCAGCGATTTCAGCTTTTATCTCAGCCATTATTCGCTTGTCTTCTGCACTTAATTTTGCCATTACTGATTACCGCCTTGCTGTTTCATCACGCCTTGTGCAACGGGGCCAACAGCTTTCTCAGCCATTGAAGCCATCATTTGCTGTTGTTGCTGTTGTTGCATCTGCTGTTGTTCCTGTGCTTTCTGTTCTGGTGATTTCACCAATCCAGTAGTATCTATTCCTAAAGACGCTCCAAGTCGATCAATGTAATCGTCTACGTTTAACTCACGTGCAAGCACTTCATTGCCCAATGGGGCTAACATCTGAAGTAACTGAGAGAGTTTGTTGAGGTCTTGTCCACGGCCTAAAGCTTCCATACCAGTAACGATCTGAGGCTTAAGGGTGTTGTCAGGGAACTTAGGCATTTTGCCACTCTTCTCCATACGGGAGAGTAGTAACTTGACTAAGGGGTATTGGAACTCTTGAGATAGTATGGAGTAAACGCCACCTAATGCAGACTCAAGTTCTTGAGCCATGTAGCGCACTTCTTCAGCAGTAACACGTTCTGCTTTACGCTGGACTGAACTATTCATAAGGAAGCTAAAGGCAAGTCGTTCAGTGATCTCACGGGCTGTATCTTGTGCTACTCGGAAGTCATTAAACTTCTGAAGCTGTAGTACAGAAACATCGTTAGCATCACCTGCCGCTATACCACCGTTGGGTGTGTTAGCTATAACTCTTGCTTTGGTAGTGCCGTTAGGTCGGACTAAGAATAGTACCTTCGCTGCGGCTGCTGAACCTTCAACAATAGCTTTGGTTAGAGTCTCTAGTGAACTTAAGTCACCTATGAACTCTTCAACATAACCACGTCCATAAGACTCACCATCAATACGCACCATACGCAGTGACATGAAGGGTGATTTATCTAAGGGGAACGAGCCAAGAGAACTAGGTATAATCTGTCCCTCAACCTCTTGGTGTACTTCCCACTTCTTATTAACACGCTTTACGTTTGTAAATAGATCAACGGACTTAAGCTGTGAGTCGCCAGTTGGTTTGGTTAGTAACTCTTGGACTTCTTTAGGAAGCATAAGGGGACTAACGGTTTCTTTGGTAATAATCTCTAGGACATTACCCATTGCGTCACGTTGGCAAACATAACGATCTAAACGAAATACACGAACACCACCGTCTTTAGGCATGTGAACTAACACGTTACCTGAAACGATGAGTTGTTTTAAAGCCTCAAACACGGGTACACGAACTGCTGTAGCTTCTACTTCTTGCATAGCAGCGCGTTCAATACGTGCGAGTGCTTCTTCTACTTTACCCCTAGCACCTTCACCACCCGCTAGACTCTGAAGATCAAAGTCATCAATAGTCAAACGGAAGAAAGGTGAGTTAGGGGGTAATAAGGTCATCAATAACTTAGAACTTAAATTATTAACGCCACGCGCACCAATGGATTGGAAGGGCGTATCGTAGTACGAAGAACCAGTGTGACCTTCTGGGGGCATGAGCGTAGGTATGGTTAATACGGCTGCTTCTCTTGCCCTGTGTAAGAAAGGTGTACGGTCACTTTCGAGTTGTGCATATCGTTTAGCTGCTGCTCCTTGGGTTGGTAGCATAGCTAATCATTCTCTTTTGTTAAGTTGAAATATTTAAACCTGTGCCTTTAGATGAATAAGCAAGTCCAGCTAGATTTCTAGTGGCTTTTTTGCCTTTGGCTTTTACTTTTCTATTTGTCGCTAACATGTTCTTTTGGTTGTTCACATCTCCAGTTCGACCCGCAGTACCGCCACCAGCCAAAGCCGTGTCTTGGTTTGAGCCGCCAGAACCACCACCTGCCGAAGCACCTATAGTCAATGCGATTTTCTTTCTAGGTGCTACATCATTAACAGACGCTGTACCTTCCTTAAAACCTTGAGATGGTGGGCCAGTGTTGGGGAATGAAGTCGGCACACGATCACCGCTATAAGCCTTCTTCATGCCTATGCTATCTTGCTCGGCTTTCATGTCAGCTTGGCTTACTCCAGATGCACGTTGGGTTGCCCAATAAGCTTGGTTATAACTCACGTCATCATTGCGGTATTTGTCTTTTATTACATGTTTTAAAACTGGGATGTTTGTGCTTTTATTAGCTTTTGCTCTAGTCTGGTAATTTGCATTGTTAACAGGCTTAACTACTTTTTTAGTTTTGTTGTTATTGTTACCGCCACTTTTGCCACCTGAAGATGCACCGTTACCTGCGCCACACATACTAACTACCTCCCTTATTACTAGGTATATTTAAACTAGGTGAACCTGAGCCACCCATGTTCATACCTGTAGTGGTAGTACGCATGTTACGGACTCCACGCTTACCTTTAGCCCTACGCTTGCGCGAGGAACTAGGTGTCGTTTCCATGTCTGAGAAGTCTAAAGTCGCGGGGGCTTTAGCTGGTGCTGGTGGTTTTGGTGCGGGTTCTGGTTTGGAACTACCGAATAAACACATTGGTCTACTCCTCGTTGTTAAAATCGTCTTCGGATAACTCTGACAGTTTCTTAATGACACTTCTTTGACCCTGAAGAAACCTAAGTTCCTCAATTGTAATTTGTCGGGTTGGTATAGTGTCAGGAAATAACTTGTTAAGAGTTGTTAAGAGTCCTTGGGATATACCCAAAGATGTGCCAAGTATGTTTTTCATATAATAGCTTTACTGTAACGGTACGTTAATGGGAATTAGGCACATTTAGCGTTAGTTCTCGCTCTTGTGCCTTGGCTAATATTTGCTTGCGGTCTTTGTTATCTAAGTCTTTCCAAGTTGTGATTTCAGTGGCAGAGCGATAACACCCCACACAAATATCGTTGTCATCTAGGTGACAGATATTAATGCAGGGTGAGGTCATCTTGCGCCCTTGTGTAAAGCATCATCGTAAGCACGACAAGCCTTTTCAGATTTATCTATTAATTTTAAATGTTCGGGGTCAAAATCTACCCCTTCGTATTCATCTGCAACAACTAGACAATCAACACAGTCTTGCCTTAAAAGTTCTAACGCTAAACCTCTGACTTGGCCCTTCATTCGTATTCCTCTTCTTTCTCTTCTTCGTAAAGAACAAGGGCATTGTCAAACTCTTCCCATGAGTCAACACCGTAGTACATCAGGCACTCAAGCAAGTGAGAGTCCCTTTCTATTAAGTTATGATAATCTTCGTCAACTTCTATTCGTCTTCCCATATCGTCCCCCGTTGGTATAGTTGTATTGCGGTGTTTAAGTCGCAGTTAAAACCTTCCATAATTTCTTCAAAAGCAACCATAAACATCATTTTCTACAGTCCCACTCTTCCTCTTTACAGGCACTAGAAAGGCCACGCTTAATAGCGTCTTTTGGCCTAGTGTCTTCCCCTAATGGGACAGGAGATTTATTAAATAAAGCCTCCCATCCAGCATCGTAAGAATCAGTCTTAGCTTTTGTACGAATGGGTAAACCAGTTACATCACTTTTTGCTGTTACCATCTTTCATTAACTCCTTTTTTATGGCTTTCTCTATCCTCTCCACAGCGAGTGAAGAGGTGTAGATGCAGTAGCGTAAATGCCACTTCCAATAGAATTTTTTAAAGTAATTTACAAGCCTCATACGAGGTCAACAATTTCACAAGAGTCGCCCGAACAAGCTAATGTCTGAGAACCGATAGTAGTGTCTTCAACTTCATAGTCCGAAAGCTTTGACCAATCAATGGCGTCAGGCATAAGGGCTAGAAACTCTTCATACCTCTTCTTATCACACTGCTGATAAGGGGCTTGTTGGTAGATATGTTCAGAGTATGGAAGGAACGATACTCCTGACATTTCATCGAAGTTCTTGTAAACATAAGCACCAACTTCTAACCATTCATCCGCAAGGACGTTGATGGTCACTGAAGGTTTGTGTTCACAGTAATGACGCTGGTAAGCAAGCCAAGTATCTAGCTGCTGAATAGCAGTTGTGTTCTCAGT